GGCTGCGCTCATCAAGCGATACTGACGCTTTGATCTTGCAGGCACAGCCGCGCACTCCCTCTTACTTGCCGCGCATCTTATTCATGGCGTCGATGATGTTGCCCTCAGGCGTCATCATGCCCTTGCGCACCTTGGCAGCGCCGCCCTGAGCCTTCTTGATCGGCGCCTGACCCTTGCGCGTCTTACCAGCGCCTCCAGCCGCGTAGCCCATCGGAGAGCCGCCACCCATGTAACCCATCGGGTCACCGCCCATAGCCATAGCACGCGTCACCTTCGACGCTTCCATGTCCCGCGAGCCACCAGCCATAGCGCCGCCGTTCATCTTCTTGGCCGGCTTGCCACCGTGAGCATAATCCATCGGTCCACCGGCCATTTTCTTGGCAGGCTTCTTCGGGTTACCAATCGCGATAATGACGGCCAGACCGTCTTTCGGCTTGGGCTCCTTAACTTTGCCGCCCTTCTTGTAGCCCGGGTTCATCGTCATATCGACAAACCGAGATACCAAATCAGGGTTGGCTTTGCGGCCAGCTTCAAGGGATTTCTTCCTGCGCTCCTGTTCCGCCCTATAGCCAGACATCTTGCGCACATTTTCAGCTTCAGCACGAACCGCCTCGCGAGCTTGCTCCATATTCATTGGAGAACTGAAAAACGAATCTTTACTCTTGGCCATTGGCTTTTTAGCTTCCGCGTCAAGATTGAAGCCGGTGTCGAGGTTGCGAATAACCGAAGACATGGGTGAGCCCGTGTTGCCCGGCTTGTTCGCAGGGGGGGCAGGCCGCATACCAGCGGACGCGGCAGGCGCAACAGCTGCAGACAGACCAGCGCGAGGCGGAGGCGCAGCCGCACGAGGCGGAGGCGCAGCGGCGCGAGGCGCCGGCGTAGCCTTCGACGATTCACCCGCCATCTTCGTGTTGTAGGTGTTACCCCGCCAAGTGAAAGCGCCATTCGGGCCCTGCTTCTCGCGTTCCTCAGCAAATTTTTCCTTGAACGACTGATTTTTCGTCGCTTCGGCGGTTTCCTTACCGCGCACGGCGTTCAGGTTGCGCGCTTCTGCTGCCCTGCTTTCAAGATTCGGCAGAGCAGCGCGGGGCCGGGACATTTCCTCCAAGCTACTCATATCAAGCTCAACCGGCTTAACCTTACCACCCTTCTTCATGCCGCCCATCTCGGTGGCCAGCTTGCGCGCGGTGTCCGACGACGTCTGGACGCCGCCCTTAGCAAAACCCTTAACGCCGCGCCCCTTCAGGACATCAGCCCGGGTGACCTTACCATCACCGGTGAGATCAGGCATCTTGCCGCCCTCAGCCATCTTCATCCTACGCATGTCAGCGGCTTCTTCACGCGCAATGCGGTTGCCGGACCTCACGGACTCGGCAGGCGTTGGCATCGGACGCTTCAATTTTTCAATCATCTCCATGAAACGCATCTCGTCAGCTTCCTGACGCGCCATGCGATTCCCCGAAGCTGCGCTCTCAGCGGGCGTCGGCATCTTCTTCACAGGACCACCAACCTTATAGGTCGGGATCGGACGAGCGTTCGCGCGCTGCTGCAGGGCCTTCGCGCCATTCGGCTGCTTCGGCATGGGCTCAGCAATTGCCGGGCCGAAAATCGCGCGAGCTTTGGCCCGCATGTCGCTCATCTTCATTGAAAACCTCCAAGTTTCCGCAGGGCCTCCGACTGCAGCTTAATTGCCGCAATCTTTTCTCTCGATGCGCGATTCGCCGCGTCACTCTGAGCTTCAATCTGCGCCTTAGCCATTTCGACCTGCGCATCACGCTGGCTGTCAGCTTCCCTCAACTGCAACTTCTGCATCTCAACCTGCGCCATCTGATCAATTTCAGGCTGTGGCTTATACATCGGCGCCAGCTGCTGCATAGCCTGCGCCACCATGACTGCAACCTGATTCTCAAGCTCCGGGGGCATCGGCATACCCGGAGGCGGCAGCGGCTGGCCAATGATCTGCTCTACCTGCTGACGCATCTTCATCGCCAAGTGCTCGTTTATGTGCGCCTGCAGTATCGGATTGTCCTGCGCAATCGGCGCGTGTGCCGCGATGTGCGCGTCGTGATCCTGATACGCACCCGCTATAATCGGCATGCCCACAATCGCGTTCTGGTTCTCCGTCAGCGGATCCAGCGGACGCGGCTTCTGGCGCTCAGGCGCCAACAGCAACTCAATCTTCTCAGGCGCAATTCCCATCTCAACATACATCTGCCGATACGCTTCGCGCAGATTGTGCTGGTCCGGCTGCTGCGTGGCAAACCGCAGCAACGCCTCTGCCCGCATCATACGCTGGGCCGACGATGAAATATTCGGGTCCGAAACCGGAATCACGTCGATGTTATTCGCGAAATCCTCGCGCATAATCGCCGCCATGCCGCCGCGCACCGGGAACGGATACGGCTCGTCCGGCAGATACTTACCAAACAGATTCGCAATCAGCTTCAGTTCACGGCTAAACGCCCTGTGGCAGCGTTTCAACGTCGCCGACTGCAGACGGGTCGCCGCCTCCATCAACGCCACCGTCGTGCCTACAGGCGCATCCTGACGGCCCTCACCAACCGCAATCTCAGTCGTGTTCGCCAGATTCCGCGCGGCTTCGTAGGTTTCCTTCAGCAGCGCCAGCGATACCTGCGACGGTTCCTTATACGGCATCGTCATAATCGCGTTCTGGATCGGCATGCCACCGGTATCGATCTCACGGAACTCCGTCGGACCAATCCCGATGTTATTATCCTCCAGCCGCATGCCCTTAACGCGCAAACCGCCGGGGAAGTTATTCAGCGTACCTGCATCAATCAGCTGGCGGCGGATCGATGTCGCCGTTTTCGCCGAATTTCCTAGCAAGTGCGCATAACCCAGCCCGTAAAACCCAACTCCCGGCATGAATTTATAGTGCGTAAACATATCCTTACGCTGATACGTCGGATCCGCCTCGTCGTAGTTCCGATAAATCGACAGAACCTTCCGCGAGCCCTCTTCAATCGTCACGGTATACGGCAACGGGATGCCATCCTCGTTTTCGTACCCCGAAAGGTTCAAATCCGCGTATATTTCGTATATACGATATTCCTCGGTGCCCTCAGCACCCGGCTCAATGCCCTGAACGCCATCCACCTGCGCCTGAATCGGCGACTGCGAGCTATCATCCGCCTGCGGATCACCCAGATCGATGTCCCGGTACACGCCAGCCAGCTGCGCCAGACGGAAATTCCGACGCGTCATCGGTGTTATGTGGCAATAACGCGGCGACGTCGCCAAATCCGTCGTGCCATACGATGCAATAAAGTTATCCGGCAGCACGAAACGGCTCACAGGACGCCCCAGAAGCCGATCCTGATACGTCTTCTTAAACGTCGAGCCCACCAGCGGCAGCCAGAACAGCATCTGGTCGAATTCTTCGTAAAATTCCGGCGCCAACTCCGTCAGGTATAGGTTCATGAACTGCTGCACCCGTGACGCCTGCGCCTCCAGCTGCTCGTTCGCGACCCCAATCACCTGCGTCTTCACCGGACCTGCCGCCGGCATTAATTCACCAGCAGCCACAGCCTGCCAGCGCACAACAGCCTCAGCCATCAGCGGGTCATAGACGCCGCACGCACCCTTAAACGGCGTCGTGCGGTCCTCAATCTTCAGACCCATCAGCTTGATGCCCTCAGACATCGTCGCTTCCCAGTCCCCACGCGACTGCTTGTCTTCCTCAACCCCGCTGAGCAGCATCTCGCCCAGCGCGTTCATGTCCATGTCCTTCATGTACAGCGCTAGGTTCGCGTCAAACGCTGCATCTTCCGGCAAATCCGTCTCAGGCTCGAAATCAATCTCGACCCCGCCGTCTTCCAGTTCCGTAAACTCAGCACCGTCAACTATCGTCGGACCTTCGTCCTCAATGTCGATTTCCGCGTCTTCCAGCGGCAAATCCACATCAATGCCGCCAATACCCTCAAACGCAGGGCGGAGCGTGTCAGCAAGCGTGGTTGGTCTACGTGCCATAAATATCCTTACCAATAAAA